AGATAAGAATGAATTATCTAAAGTTGAGATAAAATGCCTTATCCTGAAGCATCCAGACGAAATTTGTTTAGAAATGAAAGATAAGGACTATCAGGCAGAAATACAATATCTTATTGCAAACGAACAACGAAATAAGTTCATCAAGAATCTTGCGGTTAGTTTAGGTAATAATACACTTATATTATATCAAATGGTTGCCAAACATGGACAAATCCTCTATGATATGATTAAGAACACCGAGAAGATTGGTGATCGGAAGGTATTTTTTATTTCAGGTAATACGGAAACGGAAGACAGAGAAAATATTCGTAAGATTATGGAGACAGAAAATGATGCAATTGTTGTTGCTTCTTTTGGTACTTTTAGTACCGGAATTAACATTAGGAATTTACATAACATTATATTTGCATCTCCTTCAAAGTCAAGGGTTCGCAATTTACAATCAATTGGAAGAGGACTTCGGCAATCTGAAAATAAAGAGATAGCAACACTTTATGATATTGCAGACGACTTACGATATAAGAAACATATGAATTTTACACTAAAACATTTTGTCGAAAGAGTGAAGATATATACAGATGAAAAGTTCCCTTTTAAGACCTATAAGATAGGACTAAAGAAATGATTAGAATAGCAAGACTGATAGACGGAACTGATGTTGTGTCTGAAGTAAATGAAATCGTAGTGGGTGAATTTTTATTCACCAATCCTATGGCTTTCAATATTCAAAATAGGGGCATTTCATCACATATTACTTTGGCATTTTACTTGCCGCAAGCTTTCATAGAAAAGAATGAAATGGTTTTGGCCAAAAAAGATATAATGTTTTTCGTTACACCAAAAGAAGAATTCTGCGAATATTATGAGAACTCTGTGAACCGTTTCTTTGAAGAATTTGAAACGGAACCTGAAGATATGTCTGAGAAATTAAAAGACATAATGATAAAAGCCTTCCTAGAATTGGATCCAGAAGAAAAGGTAATTCATTAATTTCAATGGTCAACACCGGGAGACTAACATTAGTCAAGCCCTTTTGTCAACACTTATTTTGGTATACATGCATGAGCTCTAAACATTACATTAACAACGCAACCTTTCTCCAAGAGTTATTGGCATATAAAGAAAGAAAGAAAATTAATCCAAAAGAACCAATACCAAACTATATTGGTGAATGCTGGATGAAAATTGCCGAAGGTCTATCACACAAACCTAACTTTATCAGTTATTCTTACCGAGATGAAATGATTTCTGATGGTATTGAAAACTGTCTCATGTACTTTGAGAACTTTGATCCAACAAAATCTTCTAATCCATTTGCATACTTTACACAGATAATTTACTTTGCTTTCCTAAGACGCATCCAAAAAGAAAAGAAACAGTTGTACATCAAGTACAAATCTACTGCACAGATGGGTATCTTGGATGATTATGAGATGACTGATATGGATACAGGTTCTTCCAAACAATTTGAAATGTATGATAACATTGCCGAATTCATAGAAACATATGAGATAAGTCAATCTAAAAAGAAAGCAGATAAGAAACTTGCCAAGAAACCAAAGGGTATCGAGGCTTTCTTAGAAGGTCCTAGTGAGTTGGAAATAAACTTATTAGAAGATGATTTTGTTAATTTTGAGGAGTAATTATGTTAGTCATGCCAGACAATATGATAGGTAAACCAGTAGGTTTTACTTGTTCGACTTTTGACCTACTACACGCTGGACACATTCTTATGCTTGCAGAGTGTAAACAAGTATGTGACTATCTGATTGTTGGTGTCCAGAGTGATCCTACGATTGATAGGCCTGGTACCAAGAACAAACCAGTACAGTCTATCGTTGAAAGATATGTTCAACTATCCGCAGTTAAGTTTGTAGATGAAATTATTGTTTACAATACCGAAAAAGACCTTGAAGATATGTTGATGTTCTTGCCAATTACTGTTCGAATTATTGGTGAAGAATACAGAGACAAGGATTTTACAGGCAAACAGATTTGCATGGATCGTGACATTAAAATTTGGTATAATTCTAGGTCACACAGATTCAGTTCTTCAGAATTGAGACAAAGAACCTATGAGTCGGAAAAGAAGAAACAAATCATACCGGATCCAATTGGGTAATTGCTTGAAACGGCACGATTGAAAAAAAGAATTGACAAAATGGATCTTTTAGATTATAATGACCATAACCTATCCATAATTTCTGGATTAATCCTTAAGAACCTAACCTATGACCTGTTACCTAGGAAATGGTGGGGTAAAAATTCAACCAATCCATTATTTGGACATTGCCATAATGCTACCGGTTGTTTATATAAAATATTTGGTTATAAAGCAATGCACACTTATAAGGCTTTAGACCAAGAAGGAATTTGGCATTGGTGGGCTATAGATAGAGAAAACAAAATTATTGATTTGACTGCTGGACAATATACAAGTAGAGGAAAGAATCCTCCGTATGCAGAAGGCAATAAAGCCAGTTTATTGGGGTTTGAATACCGAAAACGAATTGTAAGACTTACAGATAGGGTAATGTGCGAATATGAAGGCAGCAATAATAACGGATCAACACTTTGGAGCTAGAAATGACTCTATTCACTTTTTGGATTACTATGAAAAATTTTATAATGAAACATTTTTTCCTACTATCAACTCTGCCGGAATTGATACTTTGCTTATTCTTGGCGACACGTTTGATAGACGCAAGTATGTAAATTTTTATTCACTCAAACGAACAAAAGAAATGTTCTTTGAGAAACTATTTGATTTAGGTATTAGGGTGCATATGTTGGCTGGCAACCATGATACCTATTTCAAAAACACTAATGATGTTAATTCAGTTGACCTGTTATTGAGAGAATATGGCAACATTAATGTAATCGATACACCAACTGAAATATATGTTGGCCAGCATAAGATTTGTATGATGCCTTGGATTTGTCCAGAAAATTATGAAGATTCTATGGCCTTATTGAAAAATACCGATGCAAGTATCGGCATGGGCCATGTTGAGATTGCAGGGTTTGCCATGCATCGTGGTATGCCATCCGAAGAAGGATTGAACCGAGAGTTGTTCAGAAAGTTTACACACACGTTTAGTGGTCATTATCATCACAAATCGGATGCCAATGATATCTACTATCTTGGAAATCCATACGAACTTACTTGGCAAGATTATAATGACGATAGAGGATTTCATACGTTTGACTTTGAAAGCAAAGAACTTACGTTCCACAAAAATCCTAACATAATGTTCCATAGGATTGTTTATGATGATAAGACACAATCAATCCAAGATATTATGGCAAAAGATGTGAGTAAGTATACCAACGCATACGTTAAAGTTGTGGCAGTCAATAAGACTAATCCATATCTGTTTGACCAACTTATGAACAAGTTGTACATGGTAAATCCACTCGATATTACCATTGTGGAAGATGCTTTAGACTTGACAGAAGGTGTGGAAGATGATAAGATAGATGAAGCAGAAGATACAATAACAATCATTAACAAGTATGTTGATGCATTGGAGAATTCCGGTATTGACAACAACAAATTGAAAAATATGTTAAAAGAACTTTATGTTGAGGCATTGAATCTAGAGCAAGCATGATTACTTTTCAAACCATCAGATGGAAGAATCTATTGTCCACAGGCAATAGCTTTACTGAAATCAAACTTGACAAATCTCCAAACACACTTATTATTGGAAACAATGGTGCAGGCAAAAGTACAATCTTAGATGCATTGTGCTTTGGTTTGTTTGGCAAGCCCTTTCGTAAAATTAACAAACCAAACCTTGTAAATTCAATTAACAATACAGACGCTGTAGTAGAAGTTGAATTTACTATTGGTAAAAAATCATATAAGATTGTTCGTGGAATTAAGCCAAATACATTCGAAATTTATTGTAATTCTATTTTATTGAATCAAGACGCCAAGGCGAAAGATTACCAAGATTTTTTAGAAAAATCAATTCTAAAGTTTAACTATAAATCTTTTACTCAAATCGTTATCCTTGGATCGGCTTCGTTTGTACCATTTATGCAATTGTCACCAGCTGACCGCAGGACAATCATAGAAGAACTGCTTGATATACAAATTTTTACATCAATGAATGGTATTATCAAAGAACGCATGGCTGATATAAAAGATTCTACAACAAAAGCAAAGTATGCGACTGAACTTGTTATAGAAAAGATAAAGTTACAAGAACAAAATATTGAAGAACACAAGAAAAACAACGAAGAAGAAGTTGCAAAAAAACAACAAGAGGTTCTTGACAATGAACAAACAATATCAAAATTAAACAGAGACATTGAACTTATTTCCAAACATATTCAAAATCTATCTGATAAGATTGTTGACAAAGTAGATGTTGAAAAACGAAACAAAAAGTTTGTGCAGCTTGAAGTTAAAATGGCATCTACTTATCTGAAAGTGGAAAAAGATATTGAGTTTTATGAACACAATGATGATTGTCCCACTTGCAAACAGATTATTACACCTGAATGGAAGACTCTACAAGTAGAAGAAAAACAAAAAAAGAAAACAGAAATACATGATGCTCTGAAAACCATAACGGAAGAAATGAATAAACTTACAACCAGAACTAATGAGATTGTAAGTATCAACAAACATATTAACGAACACCAGAATGAAATTGTTAAACACAATTCCACAATTACAGCTATCAATCGTTATATTGTTAAGTTAAATAACGAAATCTTGGAGTTGAGTAAACGAAAAGATAACTTGACAAATGACGATGGAAAGTTAAAAGAATTAAGATTGGAATTGGCCAAATTAAACAAAGAACAGGAAGACTTATCGGTTGATAAACATTACCATGAGTATGCTGCGTCTTTGTTGAAAGACAATGGAATCAAAACAAAAATTATTAAACAGTATTTGCCTATTATCAACAAGTTTGTCAACAAGTATTTGAAGGCTATGGACTTTTTTGTGAACTTCAATTTGAATGAAAACTTTGAAGAAACAATCAAATCCAGACACCGTGATGAATTCAGTTATTCAAACTTTTCCGAAGGCGAAAAGATGCGTATTGATTTAGCCCTACTGTTTACATGGAGACAAATCGCAAAGTTGAAGAACTCAACAAATACAAATCTATTGATATTGGATGAGGTATTTGATTCTAGCCTAGATACAGTAGGTACAGATGAGTTTTTGAAACTGATACAAGAAATGGGTCTAGACACAAACATATTTGTTATTTCCCACAAAGGCGACCAACTCTTTGACAAGTTTAGGTCAATCGTAAAATTCGAAAAGAAGAACAACTTTTCACAGGTGGTAAAATGAGTGAACTATTTAATTATAACACAGAACAACTAGTACAGACAAAAGAAACAAAACAAGAACTTTCCGTTTTTGAATTAATTCCTGAAAATTCACCAATACTTAGAGAAGTAATGCCTGAATTTGATTTTAAAAACCCACCAGTTAATCCAAATGAATTTGCTTCTACATTAGTAGAAACTTGTAAAAAATATAATGGTTACGGTCTTTCTGCAAACCAATGTGGATACCGATATCGTGTTTTTGTCATGGGTGCAGGTGATGACTATGTGGCATTTTTTAATCCTAAGATTGTAGAATCCATTGGAGAATCTCATATCGTAGAAGCTTGTTTATCTTTTCCACTATTAGGTCTTAGGATTACCAGACCAAAAGAAGTTGTGGTAGAATACCAAGACTTTGTTGGCGCCAAACATACCACAAGATTTAGTGGCATATCTGCAAGATGTTTTCTCCATGAGCTTGACCACATGAATGGAATAGTATATACTGATCGTGCAAAACCGTTGGCATTAAAGTTTGGATTGGACAAACGCCAAAAAACAATGAAAACTTTTATTAAGAATCAGACCAAATATATGAATGCAATGAAAAATGGCAAAATCGCAAATTGATACCGTAGAAAAACAATGGCAAGATTGGTTGGAAAAGAATCCAACACATGAACATATTGACGTTGATAATCTCAAAAAAATTCTAATTGAAGATTTGACATATGCATCTAAAATGGATGTAAAAGAATACACACTCTACCAAAAGTGGTGCGAAGTTAAAGAACGTTATCCAACAGAAACCGCCTACACTTTGTTTGATGGTGAAGAACAACAATTGATTGATAAAACTCAAGCAAAGATAGTTGAACACGTTAAAAAGAACTTTTGGATGCCAACTGGTCCAGACGACTATGAGAAACTGCAACCAGTATTAGAATTGTCTAATGGAGACCTTGCAGAAACTTGGAATGCAGTACGAACATTTTCTTCTACTATGAAGAATAATTCTAACATTGGTCGTAATTTGTTTTATACAGTTAAAGACGGTGTTACAGGCAAGTATCTTGGTGTTATCTGTATATCTTCAGACTTTCTCGACCTTACGCCTAGGGACAATGCAATTGGATGGTCGAGGGACGTTAAGACACAACAAAGTATGATTAACCATACTGCAATTGGTTCTACTATTGTTCCACTACAACCCCTTGGTTATAGCTACATGGGTGGCAAATTGTTGGCACTTCTTTGCCTTGCAGATACAGTACAGAAAGATTGGAAAGAAAAATATGGAGACACTCTTGTTGGGGTTACTACAACGTCACTGTATGGAAAAACCAAAGCAAACGGACTTTCTCAGTATGATGGCCTGGAACATTGGCAAAAAATGGGATTTTCTTCTGGCTCAGTTGCGTTTGAACCTTCTCGTTCTACTCGCAATATGGTATTTAAATGGATCAAAGAAAATGAACCAAGAAAATACTTTGAATGGTGGGAAGCAAAAAATCCACAAGGACTTCCACTAAAACGTGACCACAAAAATAGGTCACTAAACTATGCCTACTCTAAACTTGGTATTCCTAAAGAACTAATTCGTACAGAACATCAACGTGGAATTTATTTTTCTCCGTTGTACAATAACACCAACGAATTTCTCCGCAAAGAAATTGGTGATTCTGAATTGGTAAAGTCTTTTGATACAAGTGAAGAAACTTTGTCCAACATATGGAAAACAAAGTATGCCAAAGGTCGCATTAGGCAATTACAGAAACAAAATAAAGTATCATATGAAAACCTATTCTATGATGACTTAATCTATTTGACTTGGGATGAAACCAAGGCCAAATATTTGCCACAAGTTGGCAGGTAAGTTAAGTATACCACAAATATGCTTGACAAACTTCATATATAATAGTATGATGTTGATTCTCACGCAACGTGAGGTTTTTTAAATTATTAGGAGTTATATTATGCAAAAGCTATCCGCAAAACAACGTATGTTGAACACTTTGAAGAAAACTAGTGGCTACAACACTTTCACAACCAAGCAAGCTCAAGCACGTTTCGGCATCACCAATGTTGCTGCACGTATTGAAGAACTTCGCCAAGAAGGCAATGTAATCTACACCAACACCCGTAAATTGGCTGATGGTCGTAAGATTTCTTTCTATCGTCTAGGTACACCAACCAAAGCTTTGGTTCAAACCGCATTGAGTGCTGGTTACTCATTGACTGCTTAATAAGCAATCCCTAAGCCACTTCATTGGAGTGGCTTTCCCTATTTTATGGAGTTTACATGGAAATAAGTATTAAAAAAGAAGACCTTCAAAAGTACAGCATATTTGTTGCTACACCAATGTATGGTGGTATGAATCACGGATTGTACATGAAAGCATGTTTGGACTTACAAGGCCTTTGTATGCAATACGGAATCCAAGTAAAGTTCTCTTTCTTGTTCAATGAATCACTAATCACACGGGCAAGAAATTATTTGGTCGATGAATTTCTGTATCGTTCAGAATGTACACATCTTTTGTTTATTGATTCAGATATCAACTTTAATCCACAAGATGTTATTGCCATGTTGGCACTCGACAAAGAAGTTATTGGCGGACCTTATCCAAAGAAAGCAATTAAATGGAAAGCTGTCAAGAAAGCATTAGAAAAGAATCCTTCGATTGAAGCTAATGTATTAGAAAAAGTTGCAGGTGATTTTGTGTTCAATCCTGTTAAAGGTACTGCACAATTTTCTGTAACACAACCATTAGAAGTTTTGGAAATTGGCACAGGTTTTATGATGGTCAAACGTGAAGTTTTTCCTAAGTTTGCTGCTCAGTATCCTCAACTCAAATATAAACCTGACCACGTTGGTCAAGCAAACTTTGATGGCACCCGTTACATCCACGCATATTTCGATACAGTGATTGATAAAGAATCAGAACGTTACTTGTCGGAAGATTACATGTTCTGTCAATGGTGGAGAAATATGGGTGGTTCAATTTGGTTATGTCCTTGGATGCGTACAGCACACATTGGAACATATCACTTCCACGGAGATATGCCTGCTGTTGCAAATTACGTTGGAGAAATGTAATGCCTCGATTTGAAGGAATTTTTGAACCTGATCTTTCTTCTTTAACTGGTCGTAAATTTGATTCGGATAAATTAGAATACGGTTTGCTTCCACCTTTAGCACTAGAAGAAACTGTAAGAGTTTTGACTTTTGGTGCTCAGAAATATGAACGTGACAATTGGAAAAAAGTACCTGAATCGAAACGTAGGTACTTTGATGCATTGCAAAGACATGTGTGGGCTTGGAAAAAAGGTGAAATATTGGACACTGAATCTGGTATTCATCACTTGGCTCACGCTATGTGTTGCTTGATGTTTTTGTATGAACATGATATAATGTATTCCAATGAAAATTTTGTAATGGAGAAAAAAGATGAAACTATCGAATGAAACCCTAAGCGTATTGAAGAACTTTTCAGCAATCAATCAGGGTATTGAATTTAAACAAGGTAATAAACTTACCACAATTTCAGCAGGTAAATCTGTACTTGCACAAGCAACACTCAAGGATGATTTCCCTGAAAGCTTCTGTGTGTATGATTTGAATCAGTTCTTGTCTGTACATTCCTTATTCAAGGGTTCTACAGAATTGGATTTTGACACTGCAAACATTATTTTTAGTTCTGGACGTAGCAAGACTAAATTCCGTAAAGCAGCAAAAGAAATGATTGTTACTCCACCAAACAAAGAAATTAAGTTGGATGAAGTTGATTGTTCTTTTACTCTAACTGTTGAAGATTATGCTGACATTATGAAGGCAGCATCTGTGTTATCTTCTCCAAACATCGCAGTACAATCCGATGGTAATTCCATTGAATTGGTATCTTATGATGCTAAAGATGATGCACAACATACCAACTCAATCAACGTTGGTGAAGGCAATGGTAAAACATATAAGATTGTTTTCAAAACAGAAAACATCAAGATGGTACCAGGTGAATACGCCGTGCAAATTTCTTTCAAAGGCTTTGCACATTTTAAAAATACAAAAGATGATATCCAATATTGGGTAGCATTTGAAAAAAATGAAAGTGTGATGTAATGTTAATTCCATTTACCGATGCCGAAACAGAGGGCACAATCTTTGTAAATCCAAAACAAGTGTCTGTTGTATTTGAGGGAAACAATCCTGAAGGTATTCGATTGACAATGATTAATCTTTTGAATGGTAATGTAGCAACACAAGAACCTTTTTTAGATGTTGTTGGTAAGATACAAGCGGAGTTAAAAGATGCCTAATGCAGTACATACACTTTTTGGTACATTCAACGAAGATCAACTAAAAGCCCTTCGTGGTTATGTTGATGAAATTGTTATTTGCATGAACCGAACAAAATCAAACAATGAATCTATTGCAGACATTCTTGATTTGGCAAATGATGAATTGAAACTTCCAAAGAAGATTGTTCGTAAAATTGCTAACTATGAATTCAAACAATCCCTTTCATCCGATGTTGCAGAATTCAAAGAAGTCGAAGCTTTGATTGAAGGCATCAAGGATGCAAAATGAACCAATCAGTTACATACAAAATTGATGATTACAGATCTAACAATGTGTCACAATTTTATGTAACCACAGGATCATCATACGCAGTTTTTGATAATCGGCCAAGAGTTGGTTTTTACCAAATTGGCGGAAAACATGGTCTTAATATTGGATTTACTAAAAAACCAATATGGTTACATCGTAAAATGATGGCTCTATGCTTTGGTTGGAAATGGATTGACGGTAACCCATTTTAATATTTTCTTTTTGGTCTTAGTCTGAAAAAATTTGGATATTTTGGATTATCCAATCTTTTCCTTATACTAATGCCTGGAAATAATTTTTGTGCTTCTGATATGGAATTAAATTTATTACCTTCACACATTACCGAACAAGAATTTTTAATTCCTATTAATCTTTTTGTTTCCTCTGAAACTTTTTTACCCAACATTCCATAAGTCGCATATGATTTTGGATCTTTATTGTTATGATATTTTTTCATAGATTCTATAAAATTTATGGTTTTTGAATTATCTCCACCATCACCACCTTGAGTCATATTGTATCTCGGTTTTATTTTCTTTATCCATAAAATTTCTTTTTCATTCAATTCTTGAACATTAGATGCTTGATCTATTTCAATAAC